TGAGAAGCTGCGATTGCTTGACGGATCCATTCATCCATCCCTGCTCGAGGCTTTGGTGCTGGACCGTCAGCGTTGCCGATGTAATCCCTAGCGTTAGAAACCCCAGCTTTAGCTTTGGCTATCGCCACGCCCGAAACCTGAGTCTTTAGGGTTCACCCAACGGAGCAATGGTGGAATGATTGCTGCGATTGCACCTTTGCCAAAGTCGCGCGGATCTGTTGTGCCGGTGGAATAAACCGCAATGAGCGCACCCACGACCGATCGCATGTAGCTGGCGATCATTGCTTTGTCTTTAGGAGTGATTTTCAACATGGTTATCAATCTTTTCTTCTATTCGACCAAGGATCCGGTGAACTTTTCCGTGGTCTTTTTTGTTGTCGCTGCCGATTTTGCTAATGAGCGCCACCAGTACAGCGAAGCCACCACCGACAAGAGCCACCACGATCTGAGGATCCATCGCATTATGAAAGCAGTGCAGAAACTTCTTCGGCGGTCAGTCCGAGCTTGTCCAGAGTTGTTTGTTTTAGTTTTGCGCGCGCTTTATCGACTTTGCTTTGTGAAGCGTATTCGGCTTGATCTTTTTCGTACTGTGCAGATTCAAGATCTGTCATCGCGCGAACGGTATCTCCGTCAAGGATTTGTGGTTTGTCAGCTGATGGCATATCCAAAGACCTCGTATGTTCCGCTTATGGTTCCTGTCGCTGGGTAAAAAGAAAGAGCGTCAAACTGTGTGGACGCACTGAAGTAACCGCCGCCTTGCAATGCTGCATCTGGGTCGCCGACTCCGCGACCTGTGGAGCTAGTGACAAAGCTTGTTGCTGATGCCAACTGTGGAGCAAAGAAGGTCGCACTAACTACGCACCCAGTCATTGGGTTTTGCATGTATGTCAATCTTCCTGCTGTAGCGCTTGCGCCGTTTCCGCCAGATGTTGCTGCGCCGTCGCTATATCGTCTGCCACCTAGTGCAAATGAATAGTTTGCTGTGCTGTTATCTGTACCGCTGGCACGACCACGCCAGTTCAATGCGTTGGCATCTGAACTGTTTGCGGTGATGTTGATGTTGATGAGATAGTTGCGGTAGGTGCTTGAGAATGTTCCAGCTGTGAGGCTCACTGCTGCAACTGTGGTGAATGATCCGCCTGTCAGATAAGTCAAACCAGTTGATACTGCCGTTACCCATGCACTGCCGTTATAAACCTGCAATGTGCTAGTTGCTTCAATGTATGCATATTGTCCTTGTGCAAGTGTTTTTTCACCTGTGCCACCAAAACCTGCATCTCGAGTAGTGGTGGTGGCAAATACTGGTATGCCAGAGTTCGTGATATTGAGGTCCGCTGCGGTCAGGACCTCTCCCGATACATACACCGGAACCGTTGTTACTGCGTTTGCTCCCATAAGTGCTCCTAACTTAGTGCGTAGATCGTGTCTAGTGTGGAACTGTCAAGAATGAATATCTGATAGACGGTTGTAGGTGATGTGTAGATCGTTGTCTGGTGGGGCATGGCATAGGCAATCCGATGTTCAATGCCTTCCACAAAAGACTCTTGCGCAATGACGCTGGTCGTTGTAGCTGTGGTCGTGATGGTTTTTTCAATGCTGATCGTGTCACCGATTTCAAGGATTGCTACTGCGTCGCGTTCAGCTGTGGACAGCATCTGAAAGCCTGTGTTCACGCTGGTAAGTGTTGCGGTCGGTTCGCCTTGTATCAGATAAGTCGCCAGAGCGAGAGCTGCAGCATCATTATGAACAAGGCTTTCCGTGTAAGCCACAGCTTGAATGAAGTATTCGCTTTGGCTTGCTAGGTCATCAACGGTCTCTGGTCCTGTCGCGCCAAGATGGGTAACGCTTGCCCTATTGACGACCTTGTCCGCGCCGAAATTGATGGACACAGAATCGTATGGAGTGTGGGCTGGGTCGTTGTCACCGAACTCAACTGCTGGTGCAGAGATCGTCGGTCCTAGACGCTTTTGGAATGTGAACACACCAGAACGATCCACGAACGCTCGACCCTGTTCGGCTGCCATGATGTCGTTGAGATAGCCCTGAGCATTAGATCCGGACGGAACTGTGTACGCAGCTGCACCGCCGAGTGTGACCGCTGAAGTCTCTATTGATTGCTGACCTACGCCTTGGAAAGCGCTGACCTCTGGAAGAGCTAAAAGGTTTACGACGCGCGTTGATGCGATCTCTTCGGTCACATTCCATTCATCAAGGACAGCTTGTGAGAGAAGATACTGGTCATCGATCGCTTGGATCATCACGATGTCGTTGTTGTCAAGGTTGAACTGGTAGTCGTAATTGACGATGAAGCCTTGGAAAAGTGATTGCGCTACGCCTAGGGCGTTGTATCGGTAAAAGCGGACTCGACGCATAGGTGCGATTCCCGGCTGATTGTTGGCTGGATCGTAGGTGGGCGAGTCGGTGTTGAATGGGTTGAAAGCACCGTTCGCAAGCTGGTCATTCAGCGTGAAGCTCATGATGCCGGGAACGAATTGATCTCCAATATCTTTACGACCTCTACTGATAGATACATCAAGAACACCATCGGTCACATCTGCGAAGTCTGTTGTCGGTCCTAAGGGATAGGTGGGATCGTCAAGGATGCCTTTGGTCGCCGAGTCAAGAACAAAGCTTGATGAGTCCCAGCCAGTGTCAATCTCAAGTAGATACTCGCCAGACTGAATGACGGATGCGCTCATCAGTATTTGCCGGCAATAGGTCGGACCGCGATGTCAGCTGGACCCGAAGCGCGGTTGAAGCTCTTGATGAGGTCAATGACGACCTTGCCTGTCTGGGCATTGGTCATCACTCCACCGTTCACATTGACTGTGTAACTATTCCCACCGCGCTCTGCCATGATGCTTGAAGTATCGCCTGTAAAGCTCGGTGACGATGTTGGGGCAAGATTGACTGAGCTGAGATTGTTGGCAAACTTGGCTCCAATGCCTTTGACATCAGCAAGCGTCAGTTTTGGATTCTTGAGCAGTTGCTCTGCAGCTTGGATCGCTGACTGTACGCCGGCAAGGTACTGCTCGCCTTGTGTGACTCCAGCTTGATAGAACTTGTCGGCAGCAAGCTTGCCCAAAGCATCTGCCACAAAGTTGAGGTCACTGACCAACTGATTGATCCCATTGGGTCCTGTAATCGCTTCTGAGCCACCTCGAATCAGTTCGTCGGCAATCGCACTCCCAGCCTCTTGACCAGCCTCTAGGACCTTCCTGAGAGCGTCTTGTGACAACTCCATTGTGAGCAGTTTCTCGATCTTTGATCCGAACGCTTTTGCCCCATCAGCTTGCTGAGTGAGCTGGGCGAGAATGGTTGTCCCTGCTTCTTTGGCTGCGTCGGCTGCACCAGAGATTGAGAACTCGCCAGTGACCGACTCTGAGACTGTTTGCTTGAAGTCGTTGTAGGCAGTCTGGGCTTCTTCTAGTTTGCTCTTTGCAGTGTCGAGCGCATCCGAGAATTGCTTTGATAATTCGTCGCGCGCAGCTTCAAGACTCTTTTTCATGGTGTCCACAGCTCCACCAGTTTTCTTGACTGCATCTTCTGTCCCTAAAAGCTTCTTATTGAACTCGCCTGCAGCGTCGGCGATGCGCATCTGTTGAGTAGTTGATACGCCTAGCGCGTTGTTGTATGCACCAAAGACCTTTTCCGTTGTTACCAAATCCGCGATACCGCTAACGATTGTTCCAAAGAATGACCATGCAGCTGATGTTGCTTTGATGAGTTCAGTGCCAACTGTCTTGATACCGTCAGCCAGTTTCCCCCATGTTTTAGGGTTTGCATTTACCCAGACCGCAATGCTTGTCAGTGAGTCAATGAGCTTGGTGAAGTATGGAAGAACTTGATTGCCGATTGTTTCTTGAAGTTCACCCAGCGCGATTGAGACTTTCCTAAACGATCCCTGAGCTGACTCTGCAGCAACCTTGGAAGCTCCGCCGAAAGTGCCATTCAACGATTGCATGACCTCATTGACTGACGCGCCATCTTTGATAAGTCCGAAGAGCTCTGGAGAAAGTTGCTTGATTGCTTTGGTGTTTCCCCCGTATGCCTTGCTTACTGCGTCGGCTACTTCTTGGACTCCTTTGCCGGTGGCTGCGCTTACATCGAGGACAGTTTGCAAAGCATTCTGAGCTGACTCAAGATCCCCTGTACCAGTGACGAGGCTGGCTAGTGCTGGACGAAGCTCGTCGTCGGCGACCGCTGCCGTCATCTGTAAGGAAGATATAAAGCTTTCGTTTGCTTTGACTTGTGTGCTGGTCGCATTGGTTGATGCTGTGATCTGACGAGCCAGTTGAGCTTGTGACGCCTGATCCGCTGCAGCTGCTTTTGCAGCTTGAACCAATTCAACGCCTAGAGCTGTAACTGCTGCCGTGGCTGGGATCATGGCGCGCTTCATAACGAAGGACGCTTTTTCCGCGTTTGTGCTCAGGTTCTTGAACTCGGCGTAAGTTTTCTTGATTCCGTCACCTTGGAAGTCGGTGATAATCGGGATGCGAATGGCCATTAGAGGTTTCTCCTGCTCAATGCTTCGGTCAGCTTGCGCTCGACTTCTTCTGTGATGTTCTTGATTGCTGCTTCAATGTTGTCAGCATTTGCTTCTACCGCTGGGTACATCGAGCGCGACGCTTTGCCGAACACGCGGTCCATGTTTTCAATAAGAGTGTTATTCCAGTCGTAGGTCTGACCCTTGCGCTTCTGAGATGAAGACGATCTGCCACCACGACCAGCAATGTCAAAGACGATGCCGGCAGGGTTCTTTTGCTGGACGATGAACGCGCTCAGAGTTTCGTATTGCGCGCCTTTGTCCATGTTGCGTTGGCGTGCGCGTCGAGTATCAATCTTGACCGTGATAGATCGGTTTGCAATTGCTTTGTCCCATGGGAAGATGTGTCGCCATTTACGACCGAAGCCACGCATAACTGTCTGACCGATTTCAGCTGGGAGATTGTTTCTTGCGTCCGAGATTGTCGGCTGCATCAGTGCGCGATAATCCTTTGTGATCTGCCGGCGCAGATCTGGGGCGAGTTTGTTCAGCGTCTTGAGATCTTCCTTGATCCCAAATACTTGAACGCCAGTTCTCGCCATGTGCTCACTTCCTGTTTCTTTCCTCTAACACAGTAGTGACAGTGAGTAGGTCGGCGGTGTCAAACTCTTCTTCGTAAAAGCGCGGAGCCCACGAAAGAGCAACTAGCAATTCTGCTAAGAGCCTTCGGTGAGTTCCGCGTGGGTAGGGTTTTCTATTTCCTCAGCGCTCACTTCTACCGAGTCAAGCTTGGCAATGAACTTGTCAAACTCTCCCGGCACGACGATCTTCGCTTGCTTGCATGCTTCCCACGCTAGGAACGCGAGATCTTCTACGCCGATTCCATTTGCCATGTCTGACGCTTTGCGCTTGAACCTTCGTTCCCATGCGACGAGTGTGACGAGATTAGTTGTCACTTCGTATGGATCTTTGCCACTCTCTGTCACCTTTAGGTGCAGTTTCATTTCTTCTCGCTTTCGTGTCGGACCGGTACGCGGTCAGATTTATGGGTTCGTCGTGTCCTCGGTATAAACACCACCATTGAATGTCACGGAGATAGTTCCGAGAGCACCCAAAGATGTGACTACTGGCAGAGCTGCCAAGAATGTTCCAGTAAATGTCAAGCCCGGGTTTGTTGCCGAATCAACTGCGCTAGTTGGTTTTACTATCACATTGGTGGATGTGCCGACAAGACCCTTGAGTGTTGCCCAAGTTTCAGTCGCTGCAAAGCTTGCGTAGAAGTCAAGTGTGATTGAGTGTGATCCGAGTCCTGACACATACT